AGTCGCGGTAGACAGCGCCAAACAGGCGGCGAGGGCCGCAAAAGAATTAGAAAAGGCCGTTATTCTTCTGGGCTTTGCAGCTAGACAAGCCACAAAAATGGGTTTACCTAGCGAAAGAAGAGCAGCGGAGAGACAACAAAAAGCAGTTGAGGGGATTAGCATCCCAGGCTCTGAATTTTACGATCTAACCGAAGAAAACGCGAAGCGAAAAAGTGACATGCAAAGGAGCGCTGTCCGAAGATTTTTAGACCATCCAGAATTTGATCCGCTGACAAATGCCGACACCCTTAATGAGACACTTAAAGATGCCGCAATAGGTTTCAAAAACACTATGTCTGATGCTTTGGTGGACGCCATAATTCAGGGAGGTAATTTGAAGGATATTCTTAGGAGTGCTGCTACCGATTTCTTTACCTTGATGTCGAAAGCTTATATGCAAAGTGCTGTTAATTCACTCGTCGGAGGAACTAATGACTTTTTTGAAGGAATATTTGGGGGAGCTAGTGGTGGTCTTATTACGGGAGGGTCAGGACAACGCGATGATGTTCCCGCCTTGTTACAAGGTGGTGAATATGTGGTCAAGAAAAGCGCTGTAGAAGCACACGGCCTAGACTTTCTTGAAACTTTAAACAGGGGAGGAATTCAAACCATGGCAAGGGGGGGCCTCATCTCAGGGTTAAGAGAGCGGCAAAGAACTTATTTCCCGAGAGAGGAGCGGGGAAATATATTTACCCCAGGAACTTTGGGACAGGGATCAATTACGGGAACGGAAAATCTTTATAATTTTGCCACTCAAGGCGCTACTTATGGCCGACAAGATAGAATTGGAGGTGGAGGAGGACTTGCTTTCGCCGCTTTAGAACCACAAAGCGCCCGATTAACTGCGGTCGGACGCCAAGGGAGGGAGTTCTTAACAGAACAAGACTCCAAGAGAGAGGCTTTAGGGCTTGCCTTTAGGCAAGAAGAGCTTGTAGCTCAATATGAAGAGGACAAGAAGGCTGAGGAGAAGGCTTTCAAAAACTCTATAAAGATGTTTATTGCTACGCTAGCGATATCAGGAGCAATGAAAGGACTTAAAGGCGGCTTTAAGAAGGGTGCTCCGCAAGATGGTGGTGGAGGCGCTGCCTTCGGAAAAATACCCCCCGCGAACCGAGCGAAGATTTCGTTTGACAGAACCGAGGGGATGAATGCTTCCTCAGTTTTCACTAAACAACCGTCCTCCAGTTCTCCAAGCGGTGGTAGCGGTAGGCTCTCTGATTTCTTTGGTGGCGCATGGGAGTCTCTAAAATCCTTGTTTTCAGGGGGGGGCAGCTCTGGGCCAGGAGGAGCCCTTTCAAATGCATCTATGGCATGGCAGTATGGGCCGTTTAATGAGGCAGGTAATTATATTGAAGCCCTAGCTAGCCCGTTTGATCGTAACTCGCACCAACAGAACCAGTTACAGGGATACTGGCATCCTAACGCTAGTGCGGCGAATATAGATCTTTGGAACGAAAGATATGGGGGTATGGCGCACGGAGGCGCAGTACCTCATGCCGCTGGAATAGATACAGTTCCTACCATGCTTTCGGGGGGAGAGTTCGTGATGAATGCTGCTGCTACACAAAATATTGGTCGCGGCAATCTTGCCACGATGAATGCTGGTGGTGGAGGAGAGGGAGACGACAGCGCCGTGGTTGATAAACTTGATGAGCTTATAGCCGTAACTGATGGAAGCGGAGAAACCGTTATAAATATTACTGTTAATTCTGACGGAACTGAAACTCAAAACACTGAAGGCGAGGACAATCAACAAGAAAATTTAGCCTTCAAAATTAGAGATGTCGTGAAACAGGTTATTAGTGAAGAACAAAGATTAGGGGGCTCATTAAGAAGGCCATAAAGAATGTTTGGGACAAGATTAAATTATGATTCTCATTTTTTTATCGATGGGGAAGAAATATCGGGGGTAGACTCGATAGATATTGGATATCAAAATGCCGCCAATGTTACTAAGCCTCTTGGTTATCATGGAGGAGTTGTAACGGTTGGTGGCCCTACTCAACAAACCTTGTCTGTTTCAAGATCCTTAATCTCCCAAACTCCTTTAGAAGGACTTTCTAACGGCGAGAGATTAAGTGGTAGTTTAAATTACAATGGAGAATCTTACGGGTTCAATAATGGATATGTAACAGATGTTTCTGTTAATTGTGCAGTCGGATCAATACCAAAAACAACTTATAATATTGTTGTTTATGATGAATTAGGATCGGGGGAAAGTGCTTCGGGGTCTTATACAAGCGACATACATATTCCCAGCCAAGGATCTATTTCTATAGCTTGTGACAATGTGAGCAGTAACAGAGTGCTAGGATTTGATTACAGAGTAGAAAGCCCTATAAAGCCCTATTATACGATAGGAGCAGAAAGCCCGACCGAAATTGAGTATATAGCCCCCTCTACCTATAGCGCAACCGTTCAATTAGATGTAGACGATGCTTTACCAGAAAGCGGATATACGTTTTTAACTTCTGGTAAGAATGGAAGGGGAGACCTCAATCCTGTTCGTTTAGATGTAAATGGGAGGGACGGAACGAATATACAAAGCTACTCAATACCTTCTCCCGTTTTAGTAAGTGAGCAGTTGAATGCGTCTGCTGACGGTTCTTTGCGCTTAACTCTCAATTATATTGGACACTTATAATGAGCGAAAGTCTATTTTATAACAGAGATCAAAATATCTCAGGGATAACGGTTCCAAGCGAGCTGTCGGGGATGAGCTTTACCCCCGTTTATGGATCTAAAGTGGATTTTTCTGCCAACAACCACAAATATATTACCGATGATTTTTATTACAATTTAATTCCCTTATCGTTAAATAGTTTAACGGCGAAGTTCAACGTTAGGTATGATGTTAATGAAAGTGGGGCTAGAAAACTAGCCACCTTTTTCGAAAGTAAGGAGGGATTCAAACCTTTGGAATTCACTCCTGATAATTTAGGAATATATAAAACTGTTTCGGGGTTTTGTGATAACTATGCGATCAATTTTATAAACAACCAGCACTTCGAAGTCGCGGCCAGCGTTAATGTTGATCGTGCTCCTACTTTGTTAAATTGGAAAAGGGGTAACTTTGCTAATGTTCCGTTTAGGGGTTGGAATGCTGGATATGCGTCTTTTAAAAAATATGATGTAATTTATTACCGTTTTAACCCAGACGGCACCGAGAATGAAAACAAGTTGGAGAACTTCTATTATTGTAGTGGGGACAATACTCCCTCCGAAACAAATAGTCCTACGGGCACCAGCTCTATGTGGTCACAAAAGTTTTTCTTTGAGCCAGATATCGGGGTTCAAAATGATGTGAGGATTAAAGCGGACGTTCTAAATTATAAAAACTCTTTTACCCAACACTTAAAAACCAATAGTAATATAGCTACATTTGACATGAGCTATACTTATACCGATATTACAGACCGCCAGTTAAAGTGTATGCTTCATTTTCTAGAAAGAAAAGGGGGTTATAGAAGGTTCGAACATCAAATCCCCTCTGTATATAATAGGCCGAAGGTCTACTATTGTCCTACGTGGAGTCACACATGGACTTATTTTAATTCTAACAATTTAACCGTCGATCTTATGGAAGATCCGCTGGGGGTAATACCTAAAGCATACGCAGGTATAGACCCTTTCGATAATGCAGACGCAAACACATATATTAGTGCGGTTGAGGTATCTGATTCTTATATATTCAATGATCCCCAGAAAGGGGCTCTCACAGACTTTTTTAATGCGCTCGACACCGAGGGTCTGTCCTCGAAAATCAAAAAAATGTGGTTAGTGGGTTTTTCGGTTAATGCGGGGCTGCGAGATGTAATGAACCCGACTGAGGTGGAAGATTATACACAAACGGGTTCTGCTGGGGGTGATGGTAACCCTCCCATCGATAGCGACATGCATCGTGGCTATGCTAGCTTTAGCTCTGATAATCTTGTGAGAGTTAATACAGAATACACCATGAACGACGAAGCAGCTCCGATTTCCAAGTTGGGAATAACCCATACTGACTGCGGAGCCTTTGTCTCATGCACTGACATGGTGAATAATGGATCTAACTACGTAAACGCATACACTGCTGGAGACACCATCACTCAGTTTCAACTGAAGCAAGCTGGAACACATCCATATTCGACCGCCTTTCGAGCTGGCTATACCGCAAATGTTGAATCGACTTCTGGAAAACAAGATGGTGTGTTTGTGGTCTCTAGAAATGGTGGCGACGTATCACTTACGAGAATAAGGGGAGCGGGAGTAGCAGAGAACGTGACCACAAGTAAAGGTGGAGGTAATACATCAACGGACACAATTGACTTGTGGTATGGCAACACCATTGGGGATGTATCATCAGTCGGTATAACTTCGGGATTAACTGCCTCCCAAACAGAAACTCTGGCGAAACTCATTTATGATCTCTGCGTCGGCATCGGCCATACAGATCTCGAAAACACAACATAGTTAAAATGGCTAGAAACATTATAAAAAGCAATATTGCGGTAATCGCTGCTCAAGATGCCACAGAGGCTTGGTCAACCTCTGATCAGTCGGTTATCTTATACAAGCTAGCTCAAAACTTTGATTACTCAGTTAGCTTTCCCAGACAAAATTCAAAACAATTAGGTGGACAAGAATTAGTGTATCGGGGATTTTTTCAGCAACCCGATGTCCAGCTAAACATTTCTTATATTCCTGAACCAAGTTTTTGGAATGAGGTGATGGGTAGGTTTATAGACACGACAGAAGACGATTGGGAAGATGGGTTTAAAAATATGTTCGACACAACTGACTCAACAAATCTTTATGTTTTCGTCGGTGGGGATCAAACCGATGATTTTTTAGATAAAATAACTTTTTTTTCATCCCTTGATTTAAGCGGGGATTCCGCAATAGCATTTGGAAACTGTTATCCCACATCTTATAGCCTTAACTATGGGGTTGGGACTCTGCCTGTTGTTTCAACAAGCTATATTTGCTCTAATGTGGTTTTTGATAATTTGACTGGAACGTCTATGGAGATGCCAGCTATTAATTTGACAGGGGGAAACAACGACAATGTGGGAAGGTGCGACTTTATATTTGGTATGCTTCCCACCGCCTCCGATCCAAAAAAACCTCCCGTGGTTAATCCGACAGACCCCAATAGCAGTATCACTCTTCAAAATTTACAAGTTGGAGGGCAGAATATTTCTGGACTTCATTTTGTGCAATCTGTTGATATGTCCGTAGAACTTCCTAGGGTGTCTGATTATGGTCTAGGAAGTGATTTTGCTTATGGAAGGAAACCTCAATTTCCTGCACAGGGATCTTTTAATGTATCGTCCTTGGTGTCGGGTTTTGAAAGCGGGTCAATCACAGGAGTTTTAAATAACGACGAAAGCTATGATTTTCAACTGGTTCTAGCATCGGGTTCTGTAAAAATGATTTATCAAATTGAAGACGCTAAATTAGATTCCCTTAAATATGAAATGCCCGTTAATGAGCTTATGCCCTTTAGTGCAGCCTTTAGTTTCGAGGTTACCCAAACAAAGGGTTTAAAAATAAGCGGAACCTATTACTAATCGTAATCTACTTTTACGTTCTTATTTTCGAAACCTTTTTCTTTAATGCGGTTAGGGTGTTCGGCTCCCCCTCGTTCCTTGGCATAATTGCTATAGAATTTTTCCTTTACGGGGTCTATACCGCCTGCTTTTTCGGCTCTTTTAGAACTTAGTTCTGCCGAAAGGTCCATCATATTTCCCACAGTTCCTTTTTTCTTATAAGTCGCATCTATAAACTGTTGATTGTTGAAGGGGTCTATAGAATTGTCGATGGCTGCGTTGGGGGAAAGAAAAACCCTCTTCCACTCAACATCCTCCTCCTCATAGACATGTTCATCATTCATTCCTTGAAGAACCTCTCGAAATTCTTCTTCGTCGGGATGTTTGTAAACATAAATGGGCATTACTATACTTTACACTTGCCCTTAACCTTAACCTCAAAAATATGGGATAGAATCTTCTCCACTGTTTTAGAATAGGTCATGTTGGCCCCCATTTCAACCCCAGCCGTGTTTAATTGCCCTGCCTTGGCTTCTGCTTTTTCCATAGCGGCGATAGCTTCATCTTCGGTCCAAGTGTAGAAGGTGCCCTGATTGAATGGAGAATCTTTGTTGAAAAACATCCCATCGGCTACTGACATTTCTCCTGATGGTTCGATTAAAGTAGAGTTTTTATCGGTCGCCCAGTCTTTGTGTGAGGTGGCATTCAAAACTACGCTCCACTTTCCTAAACAGGTGGCATTAAAAGCGGGGAGGTTCCAACCTTCTCCACCAGATAGGCCCGTTAAGTCAATATCAATTGCGTTTAACAGTTCATTAACTTCGCTATTTTTCTCTAAAGGGGGAATCATATTAATGTTATTAAAATGGTTTCCCTCTAGGGTTTGAGCTATAAGATTTTGCATCTGCTCTGGTTTAAAAAACGGGTTATTAATACAACAGGAAAGCTGATACTTATTGTTGTTTCCATATTTTTTAAGCCAAGCCCTTATAATCTTTTGGGTGTGCTTTCTATTTTCATATTTGCCCATTAAACCAAAATGAACAACATCCTTGAGATAGGTTTTGTCGGTTCGGTGAAAGTCTTCGTCTAAACCCAAGGGAATGGCCCTTACGGTTTCTACACCCTTGGTTTCGAAGTGGTTTGAGGCTTCTTCGGAACTAAAGAAAGTGAGATCTTGGTGCTTACACAAAGCTATCTCTTGATCGGTTGGCTGATTACATTCGTAAAAAGTAAAGAGATACTGATCTTTGTTTTTTCTGTTCTCGCTACCGTTTAGATGCCACAACTTTAGACAAGGAATCTCAGGCTTAAGAAATTCCCATCTCCGATTGATGGCTTCTTCAATATATGTTTTTAGTTCTTCAGAAACGTC